ATTGTCCATCTCGCTATCCTGATGCTTCATCTGAAGCTCGGCCATCTTCATACGCTCGACGGACATCATTTCTTCAGGATTTTTACCCTTCAGGCCCTGCGGTTGCGGCTGTTCGGGGTTCTGGATCTTGGCGGCGATTTCCGCTACCCTAGCTTCGTTAAGCTTCGCCCGGGAAGTGGCGTCCATCTGTTTGATTTTGATCTCTTCGATCTTAGCCTGCATTTCGGGCGGCATCTTGCCCTGCGCCGACATGGGGGCCATGAACTGCGAGGGGTTGCTCCACCCCATGGCTTGCATCGCGGCGATGTCCACAGCGATAGGGTCGTACATCCCCGGGTTGCTCTGCTGCAACTGCTTCAGACCCATGATCTTCATGAGGCGCTGGGTGTGGCTCGCCGTGTTCGGGTCCGCCTGCGGGACAAGGTCAAAGTCGTCCACCGCCTTCATGAAGGTGGTTTCGTCCCATGGGTACGCGGGTTTGCGGTTGCGCTCCCAGAAGCTTTCGGGGTTCTCTTTGAAGCATTCAAGAAGCAGCTGAAATTCGTCCGCCTGCGCCGAATGCATGCGCTTGTGCACGGAATTAAGGATCTTCTGCGCTTGGTCGATCAGGGCGATCGTCGTCCCCACGGGGGCGTCGGCCCGGCCTTCTCCTACCGCCATTTCCGCCGTTCCACCGACCCTCGCGCCGGTCTGCGCGATGTTCTCCGCCAGATTCATCAACGCCGCCGATGGCTCCTTGTAGGGCAGCGGCATGATGGCGTCCCGGATCGGCATTCCGCCGGTCTTGATGGGTGCACCACCGCCGGGCGGAACACGGAAGATGTTGGTGTTCTGGCGCAGGCCCGACTCGGCGAACAGGAAGCCGGGGAAGTTGGCGTACATCCCCGCATCCAGAAGCTCGCGCCATGCCGCCGTGATGGCGTTCGTGGTGTTGCCCAAAATGTGGAGCAGGCCGATGTCGTAGAACCCGAAGCCCGGCACGAAGGTATACTTGACGAACACGCTGCGCGCTTCGGGCAGATCCTTCGTGTCCTCGTTGTAGTTCCGAACGATCGAGAGGATCTCGCGGGAAGACTCGTCGATGGTCACGCGGTAGGGGATTTCGAGGCCAGTGATCTTGCCCTTGCGCTTATGCTCGTACCCGGCGATGTCGAGTTCGCAGTAGCATTCGTAGATGAGGCGGTCGCGGTCGTCCGGATTCGCAGCCTCCAGAGCCACACCAGCCACCGCCGCCTTCTCGCGCTCGACGGAATCCGTCTTGGTGTTGGACGGCATTGAAAGTTCGACGTCGCGATATACGCCCAGAATCTGCATGCGGCGAACCGTGGAGGGCCGCATATTGATCTTGTGGGTGATGCGCTTGGCGTTGGACAGGTCCGTGGCGTTGTTGTTAACAATGAGGTCGTCAGCGTCGACCGACTCGGAGACTGGCCTTCCGCGCAGGGGGCAGAAGTAAATTTTCTTGAAGGCGCTGCCGCCGAAACCAAGCATCATCAACATGCGGTCGGTGTCGGGATAATATTCCTTCGCCACTGCGGTGAGGTAGTGGTTCATGTCGCGCTCGAGCGCGTTCGCCAGTTGGTCATCTTCTAGCGTCGAATTGTTGGTGTCGTTGCGAATCTTCACCGGCCCATCGGTGGGTAGAAGCTCCGCCCGGGCGTTGGCTTGGAACCGCAACACTGCTTCAAGCAGCAGCGGGTGGCGGATGCGGGACATGCCTTCCACCGGAGCGCCATCGGTCGCCCCCTGCAGTGCGGGAAGCTCGATCTTCAGACCAAGCAGCTTCATGCCATGCGCCCGGTCCTCGATCCACTCGGTGCGCGAGGTCAGGTCGTCCTGAATGCCCTTCAGCAGGTCGTCCGCAATGCGGGAAAGCTCCATCGCGTCGATGTCGTCGACCAGATTTCGGAACCAGCTTTCCCGGTCCTTGGCCTCGACGTTTTCTTCGATTGGCCTCCCGTCCAGCGAAATGGTGATCGACCCATCCGAATGTTCGATCTCGAGCAAATTGCCGCCCTTATCGAATTTAGGCTCGTCCTGCCCCTCAACCATCTCGATTTCGACATCGCCGCCCGGCGGCATGGTGGGTTCCTCCCCGACGAGGCGAAGGCTGGGCGCAAGTCCGGGAGTCATCGGCATGTTCAGTTCCTCTTGGTCGCCGGGTCTTCCATCTCGAAAACGAAACGGCTGATGCCTTGCTGCGCCGCCACATTTTCGTTCATGGCTTGGATCTCGTAAAATCTGGTTTCGTCGTAGGGCGATTGCCCCCAGACCTTCACTTTGAACAGGCCCTGATGTTGGGGCGTGGCGGCTTTCATCACGTCGACTGTTGCGCTAGCTAAAACCACGACCATCCCCCGGGTACGAATAACCGCCATTTTACTTCAGGCACCGCCGAAAGTCAAATCGGGTAAAGCGGCGCGGGTGCGGCTCCATGGTGCTGCATCATGCTATGCAAATCGTCCTGCACTTCTTGGGTGCGCTGCAGCATTCCGGTGGTGCGGAAATACTTCAATGCTTGGCTGACGGTATCCACGAGGTCGTCGTGCTTGCCCTTGGGAAAGGAGGCGCACTGCTGAATGGTCATGTCGGCCCACGCCCGGTCGGGTGCGAATATCAGACCTTCCTCAAAGAGATGCTGCACGGAATAAAGCCGCGCTACCTTGTCCTTCGCCCCGGTGTCGACCAGCTGAACCCCAAATTTCGACGAGCTATAGAGCCTGCGCATCTCCTGCGCGACTGAATGGCCCGCCGCCTTGTTTTCGATGATGAGCATGTCGAGCGGATATCGGGAGGCGGTCTCGTTAATCTTCACCATAAGCTCGTGCAATTCCGCCCGGGCCTGCCATGCGTGTATCAGCATAAGCTTCGGGTGCTGCGGCGCATAATTCCGCTCAACGTTGTAGGGCTTGCCATTCCGGTCTAGCCGCCTGTCGGCCCGGGCGACGGTGTCCTCGCTGAAGATGCCCCAGACGGTGAGGGCGGAGGGGTCGTTCGCGGTCTTCGTGGTGTAAGCGGTGTCCAAGCTGGCCAGAACGAAATCAAACGGCGGAAACACGTCTTCGTTCCAAAGCTGCCACCACTTCTCGTCGATGATGTTGCCGCCCTTGGCCTTGGGGATCTGCTGGAATTGCCCCGCCGTGGCGAAGCTTCCCATCGCCCGCTCGTCGCGTTCCACCACCTCTAGCGGGAAACGTTCGGGGAATAGAAGCTCGCCTTCCTCCGTGCGCGGGTCCGCCACGCCTAATTTCGTCGTGAAGGCCCGAATGGGATCGTAGCGCATCGGCAACATGATGTGGTCATAACCCAACTGCTTGTCCAGAATGACGCCGGAAACGTCCTCTTCGTGGAGGCGCTGCATAATGACCACAATGGCCGAAAACATCGGGCTGTTGAGGCGCGAAGGGATAGCTTCGAGGAACGTCGTGACCTCTCCTTCCCTCATCGCCTGCGATGCCGCCGAATCCACGCTGTGCGGGTCGTCGATTATGACCCTGTCGCCACGAATACCCGTCAGGCTGGTGATGGCGGTCGCGATGCGAAACCCGGTCGCGTTGTTCACGAAATTAAGCTTTTCGTTCTGGTCCTTGGCCAACTTCACCCGGTCGCCCCAGCGGCGAATGTACCATTCGGAGGTGATGAGTTGGCGCATGCGGCGCGAATCGCGAGACGACAGATTTTCGACCTTGTGCGCGGCGCAGACATAGCGAAGATGCGGCTGGTTGCGCGGCCCCCATTCCCATGATGGCCAGAAGACGTTCGTTATCAAGCTCTTCATGGTGCCCGGCGGCACGTTGATCAGAAGCCGGTTATACGGCGTCCCATCTTCTAATTCCACGCCATCCGTTATCGCTTCGAGGTGGTCGCATATCATGTCGATATGCCAACCGTGCACATATGGAGCACCCGGCTCGATAATGTGCCAAGCCTGCCTTATGAATTCGGCCAGCGACTCCTCAGCATCCGCCTTCTCGATGTCGAAGATGGTTTGGTCGATGTCGAGCGATTCAAGATTTTCGAGGATCGAAGGGTTTATCATCCGCACTTCCAAAGGCCATTAGCCGAAAGGTCCATGTCCGACATGTGGAACAGCGGGTCGCCGGGTCCCACCGCCGTCGTGCGAAAGCTTTTCTGGCTAGTTATGAACTTCGTGGGCCGATGCTCGTGCCGAATCATCACCCAGTCGGGCGTCGTTTCGATCAAGGCAGAACCACCCATCGTTATTGATGGAGCGACAAAATGAAGCCTTTTTTCTTCATCGCGGGTCGTCACCACGGCATTAACGATGTTGCGTATTCCCGACGTGGCTTCGCTATAGCGGTCAAAGAAATCGAGACTCACAAAGGCGTCGGGGCGCGAATTGTCCTCGAAAATCTTCCTTTGAATGTCGTTTCCATCAAGGTCGAAGCCCGCCACGAGCATATACGAATCGAATGGCAGCACCTTGATCGGCATGAGATTTCCGGGGTGCACGATGGCCGGTGCCGCGAACAGGCTAGCCATTCCCGACAGGAAGGCGCGTCTAGTTGGAACGATGCTACTTGCCATAATCATCCTCCGGGGCGATGGGCTTCCAATGAGTGGGCAGAACTAGGCACCCATCGGTGTCGGAAATCCAACGATCTTCGTGCCATCTCGAATAACACATGTAAACGCCGGGTTTCCCATTTCGTTTGAGCCTAGCTATAACGATGACCGTTCCGTCTTTGGGCGCTGTCTTTATAGGATTCCAGTCCACTCACCCCTCCTCGTGTTCGATCGTCCTCGTTTCGAATTCTTTTTGCGCTTTGCGTTCGGCGATGGCCAGAAGCATGTCTTTAAGCATCTGCCGTTCTTCCTTGGCTAGAAGAGACACTTCCACCGTGTTGACGGTCGCAATTGGCCCGCCATTAGGACCGGAAACCTCGAGCTTGTCCTTGAACATGCCGAGATGCTTCCCGATGTCTAGCAGCGCTGCGCGCTTGTCGTGAAGCTTGACTTTGACGCGTTGATTCCCGTCAGCATCGGTGTCGATCTGAAGTTCGGAAACCGCCGCCATCTGCTCCTTGGGAATTTTCGAGAGGTCGACAGTCGACTTCCCGTTCGGGCCGATCGTCACGAAGTCACCCAAATTCGCGAAGCCGATCTTCGCCATTTCTTCCAATACACGCTGCGCAGTGATGGAAGTCTTCGTAGCGAACTGCGCCTTAATTTCGGCGATGCGATTCTTGACCGTTGGAACAGCGTGAAGCCTTGACGCTTTTACGGCTAGAACAGCCGGGTTCTTAATGCCGTGGCCCGGGTACACTTCAACATATGTCTTGGCTACCTCGCCGCCTCGCGCAATGGCAAGAGCGAAAGCTTCGCGTGTCGGATCTTTAAGCGTCGGCATGTTTTAACCTTCCCGTAGCAATATAACACGACCCACCCACGGATGACCAGTTAGGATGCGACACCTTGTCACATTTAGACACTTTAACGTCATATATTGACACATGACCCCGAACTGTGGTTTTCTATTGTTACGGACGACGCAGACAACAAACACCAAACGGAGACCAGAGATGAGAAAGTACCCCCGCCGCTACTTCGAGCCCACGTTCTCCTTCGCCGAACTCGTCGAGATGATCAAGGCCCACGCCATCAAGAATTACAACAAGAATGGCTGGGACTATGTCGTTGAGTGCTACGAGGACGAAGAAATCCTTGAAATGATCAAGGGTGCCAAGACCTTTCATGGGGCCAAGTGCAAGATGGCTCCGATCCTGAAGATCAAGGACGAGATGCGCCGCGAAGCCAAGGCGATGCGCAATTGGTGAATTAACCGGGGGCTCCGGCCCCCACCCCCTCAGAACGGAGAACGAAAATGAACGACAAGATCCTCTTCACCAAGATCGCCCACGCCCAGACCCTCCTGACCACCACTGGCTGGACCAAGGTTTGCAGCACAATGCACAGCGGCGGAGCCACCGGCAATTTCGGCATTCTCTACATCAAGGACGGCGAGAAGGTCTACCTGAACTTCAAGACCGTAGACGCGATCCTCGCCCAGTAATTAACCGGGGGCTCCGGCCCCCACCCCCTCAGAACGGAGAACCAAAATGATCACCATTCGCTTCAGCACCAACAAGAACGGCAAGCGCATCGCTCATTACTACAGCTTGCGCAGTGGTCTTCGCCGTTTTCCCATTTCGGTCAAGGATGCTGAACTGGCCATTGCCACTGGCACTCTTTTCGGACGCCCCGCACAGGCAGAATAACCGGGGGCTTCGGCCCCCACCAAACCCCAAACGGAGACATCAAATGCAAAAGCTCATCGCACCCCTCATCCACATGAATGGCGACACCCGGGCCGACCTGCTGGTTCAGCACCGCCTCGTCCTCGACGCTGCCCGGGACCTCATGGAGGTAATGCGCAAGGCCCGGCCCCACGGTCGCAATTACCTTCCCAACGGAGCCCATTACGACTTCACCCGGGCGAGGGACGCGTTTAACGAGCGCTATAATGCCGTTAACCAGATCTTCGAAGACTTCGAAGAAATGACCCTTGAATTCCTCAATCAGGACTGATAAAGGGTGCGACACCTTGTCGCATCTCCCTTCGTACGTCATAACTTGACGCCCACCCCCGAATCATGGTTTTCTATCATCACGGCCAACGAAGCCGCAAACGCCAAACGGAGAATTCAAATGACCATCAAGCTCAACGACGCCCAGACCGTTCTCGTGAATCGCGCCGCCCGCCGCGCCGACTACACCATCCCGGTGTTCGAATTCGCCGCGATGAAGGACCGTCGCACCTTCGCCACCACCATCGCCGCTCTGGTCAAGAAGGGCTTCGCCACCACCTCCACCGGCCTTAAGGGCGCTGCCAAGGATGGCGACTACGCCAACGCCGATGGTCGCCGGATCTGCCTGACCAAGGAATTCGTCGCCGAGTACTTCGCCGACGAGATCGAAGCTCCCGCTCCCAAAAAGGCTAAGAAGGCCCCTAAGGCCGTCGAAGCTGTGGTGGTAGCCGCCCCGGTCGTCGAAGCCGTCGAGACCACCTCTCCGGTCGAGGACGAGGCCATGGACGACTCCGACATGGATGTCGATGGTCGTCGTAATTCGGTCGTCGCTCCCGGTTACAAGCTTAACTATTTCGAACTTAAGAAGGTCGGTGGTTCGGGCCAAGGCTGCAACGACGCCCTTGACCAGTGGATGACCGCCGAGTTCATGACTGAGGGCAAGGGTTCTCGCCGCCGCCTCAACATGGCGAATCTCCTGCACTTCGCCCATGAGAACGGCGTGGACACGGATCGCTGGATCGGTCGCAACAACGGCATGATTCGCATGAACATCGCCAAGCAGATTCGCGTCCTCTGGGCGAAGGGCCAGAACATCACCTCGAACGGTGTCGTGGTGTTCAAGTCCAGCAGGGTGGCTGAGGCCGCTTGACCGACCGGTTAGGGCTTCTCCACTCGGTGAAGCCCTTTAGACACCCCCTAACCACACCCCTTAACCGCTCTCAGCCCCGTCTCTCCGGGGCTCAGATATATGGTTAGTTATTTTTTCTTTTCTTTTTTTGGGAGAGGAAAAAAGAAAAGAGGGGGAGGGGAGGGGGAGGGGGGAATACTCCTCTCCTCTATTTTTTCATTTTAAAAGAAGTTTTTGCCCGTAAGCCCAAAA